AGTCACTAAAATTTCTGATCTGGAATTTTATGATGGTATATTAACAGAAATAAATAATAGTTGTGATGTTGATGAAGCAGAAGGTCAATATTATAATGGGCTTCGTGTTAGTGAAGACATTATATTAATCAAAGAATGCTATACTGATAAAATGACTTATACTACTGAATATTTTTTATACAACATTAAAAATGACACATTAAGAAAAGTGCTTGATGAAGTTGATAATGAATTAAGAGATTTTTTTCAAGATGAAGATTTGCTTGATTATGCAAACTGCTTTTTTATATGTGGAGTTGAGCCAACTAAAGGTAAATATGCACAATTTATTTATGGTGATTATGATGATACTATTGTTGATCTGGGTATCTGCTTAGAAAAAAATGGTATGGAAAAAATAATAGGCGACTTATATCAATGCTCTGAGCTAATTGATTCTGAGATATACAATGTTGACCACGATTATCTTAATGAAGACATCAGTATAAGTTGTGACAAAGCAGTTAAAATTCTAACCGCAGCCAAATCGCTTTTAAAATCTATTGATGAAAATCGTTGGGACTTATGGGAAAATGATATTGAAAATAAACATGAATGTATTTTATGGTATGATGATGACTATCAAATAGATGAAAAAGATGATGGTACTTGGGAAACTGAACACAAAGATGGAATCATAGATTCTTACAATAAACTAAAAAAACTAATAGAGGAGTAAATTGTCGAAAGAGTCCAGATCAATGGACTCTCTAATCAAGTTGGCTACTTGGTTACTGATGATGACAAGCCATTTGCTCAAAAATTTTTGATTTTGCTAAAAAAAAGTCCTTATAAATAGGGCAAAAAGGCAAAAAAACGAAGTAAGGCGAACCTTACTATTAGGTAAAAAGGGGTAAAAATGAAAAATGATAAAATCAAAAAAGGTTTACAAAAGTTTTCTGGAAGCATTGTTAAAGAAATTGAAGCAAAGTATTTAGAAAAGAAAAGAAACCAAAAATGCTTATGTGATTATTGTGATGGAAGTTTACAAAGTGAGTATTGGGATACTGATGGAATTGAGTATGAACAATATTTATGTGATGAGTGTGGTGCTTTGCATGAAGTTCCAATAACCAGAAACGATAAAGGCTACAATGATTGTGTTGATATTGATAGACATTGGGATGATCTGGAAATGATTGATGAAGATTATGGAGATGAAGAAGATGGAGAGTGTTGTAATACTTGTGGCGAAACTGCTACAATAGAATTAAAAGGATGGTGTCCATCACTATGGGTTTGCGATGATGCTGAATGTTCAAAACAAATTTTAATAAATGAGATGGGAGAATAAAATGAATAAAATTTATGCTACAAAAATAGATGATATTATAAAAGCAAAGAAATTTATAATAAATCTACATTATAATAATAAGACTTTCCACTTTGAAGATTCGCCATCAGATATTATAAATGGCGATGGAAGTCCTATGTTTACACCAGGCGAAGCTAAAAATTTAGAAGATCGACTTGATGAACTATATGATGATAAATTAAATTGGAGAAGTGTTGAGTGTCCAATTGGTTATTCACTTATGATTCATAAACTACTTGGTGAACTTGATGTTGATGAAGATGAAGATTGGTTTATGGGTGTAGATCTGGAAGATGAGCTTAAACAAATAAATACAATTCTTTACGATATGGTTCATGATGATAGAATTAGTCGTGACGAATTTAAATATGTTGAAAATTTATTTTTATTATTACATAAAGAATGGAAAGGGGGTAAAAATGGAAAAAATAGATTATAAAACAATGAGAGAAATATTGATTGAAAATACTCATAAAGATTTAAGAGGTTTTTATATGGATATGTCAGATTATAATGTAATGAAAGAATTTGTAAGTGAATTACCTTATTATGAAATACCAAAATTATAATACTATTAATAACTAATATGACCTATGATGAATTTTCAGAATGCAAGAATCCTATAGCCCCAGATCTAAAAAATCTGAGGTTGATTCTCGCTATGACCTACGAAGTTACTTCCGTCATACAAGTTTGGATAATTTCTTAATGATGGGACAATCCAATTTCAATCCTATCCCTATGCCTTTATCAAGCCCTTCTAGTAAGCATATTATAAATTTGAACCTAGAAGTCTATAAAACCAACCATTCAAATTCGAGATGTAATATAAATCAGACCACACATTATAAACAAGCACTAATTTTTGGCTTGGTTATAAAATTTGGTGGAATTATATTATAATTATGATATTTGAAAGATTATTTGCAAAAGTCCTCAATTATATATTATATTTGATTAAATATAAGGAGCAAAAATTGGAAAGATACGAAAATACTATTAAGATCCACATCAGAAATGCTGGATTACTACAAAATTGGGTTGCAGCTCAATTAGAAGTTCATGAAACTGAATTTTCTAGGTGGGTTAGCGGATCTAGGAAGCCAAATTCTAAACAATTAACAAAATTATGTCGTATTTTAAGTACATCACGACAAACTTTGTACCCTAATGGTACATATCAAAAACGATTCAAAATACAATAAGGGAGTAATAAATGAAAATCAAAGAAATAGCAGAAAAATATAAATTAAAAACAAATCAATCCAATATGGATGATAATGACTTTTGGAAGCATAAGCAAAGTGGTAAGTGGATTATAAAACATTCAGCTTGTGAGAAAATAGCTAATATAGAAGGTATTATAATTGCCCCACCACAAATACTCAATTCAGAACAAAGCTTTGTAAGGATGGTTGTTACTGGTAAAATGGGCGATAAAATGGAATGGACTATTGGCGAAGCTGATACAAAAAATAGTGTTGGATTTTATCAAGGTATGATTTGTGAAAAAAGAGCAAAAGATCGTGTAATTCTTAAATTAATTCAAGCATCAGAAGAAAATATATATTCATCAGAAGAAACATTTGTCGATGAGCCACTTGACACCAAAAAAGAATATTATAATCCATCAGACGATTTAAAAGAGAGGTTTACTTCATTGAAAGCTGATGAAGATTTTAGTGGAGATAAAGATTTATTAAATCAAATGTGGAAAGTTACAACTAATGATAAAGGTTGTAATGATATATTAGACATGATGGAAAGAAGAATTAAGACTAATGTTAAAATAAGAAAAACTAAAGAAGAAAACAAAGCCAACGATGATAAAATATCAGCTATTGCTAAAGAGGGCAAGTAGGATGAGTAAATTTACCGATATAAAAGTAGGCTCTGATGGAATTAAACGAGGCTATTACAAAAGTCATAGACAATGGGTAATATTAGACGATAAAAACAATATTGTTAAAGAAATTGTAAACGATAATGGGCAAAAGTCTATTTATTTTGATAATTATGGCTATCAACCACACACATTTAAAGAGCATTTAGATGAAAATGGTAAGGCTGATGTTTATGCTCAATTAGATTATTGTAAATCAGTTGATTGTCCAGATTGTTATTATTGCATTTGGATAGGGCATATGCATTTACCACCAAGAAAAATCAAATCTACAGCTAATGTTAAAAAAGATATTAAAAAAACAAAATCGAACAAATGGGATAAACTTGCTAAATCTACAACAATACCAAGAAAAATAAACAACGATCCAAATCGTCATCCATTGTACGATAAAATTGTAGAAAAATTCTGTAAATAAGGGAGAATAGAATGAAAAATGATAATTTAATAAAACTAATTCAAGCAGAATGTGATGATTTTGCTAACAAGGTTATGGAAATTTATGATTCTGAAAATATAATGATACAATTTAGTGTCTTTGACCCAGAAGAAATGAGAAAAGATGCTATGAAAGATGAGGAAATAAGCTAATGAGTGATATAATGAAAATAGTAAATGGTTATGAGTTTGTCTTTTTCTTAACTTGGTTAGCTGAAGAAAAAGGTTGGAACGCAAGATCAATAATTGGTGTGGTAGAAAAACCACACTCTTATCAAAAAGAATACGATGAATACAAACAAACGGAGGAAGAATAAATGAAAATAAGTAGAATGGCTAAAGGAGAATGGTCAAAAATAAGAGCATTCTTTGATCTGGAAACAGAAGATGGTTTTACTTTAAAAGGTTTCAAATTAGTTGAAGGTAGCAATGGTTTATTTGTTGGCTTTCCTAATCAGAAAAACAAAGATGGCGAATACAATGATACTGTCTTTGCAAGTTCAGAACTAAAACAAAAAGTGAGTCAATTAGCACTTGAACACTATAACCAAAATGGATCATCACAATCTGATGATATACCATTTTAATAAGGGAGAATAAATGATAAGGGAAACATCTTTAGTAGCATACAATCAATTAAAAATTGAAGGGAAAGAGCTTACACAAAAGCAGAGAATACTAAAGCTTATAAATGAAGAAAACAAACCTATGAGCCGAAAAGAAATATCTGCTGTTACTGGTTATGAAATAAATGCAATTTCTGGTAGAGTTAATACTCTTTTAAAAGAAGGTAAAATAAAAGAGGTTGACAGAAGAAGGTGTAAAATAACGAAAAAAACAATCAAACCTGTAGCGAGTTTGACATTCTAATGTTGGAGGTACTAATAAGGGAAGGTAAAGGTAGTGAACCGAAGTGGGTTGATATTAAAACTTTGAGAACTATGACTAGAAAATCAAAGAAAAAAGTATCAATTCAACCTTCCCTTAAAGATTTAGATGGATTTGTAGAGTGGTACAATCTCTACTCAAAAAAGTGTACTAAGCGAGAATCAATGAATTGGTGGGCAAAAAAGATTAATCCAGATCTGGTAAATAAGATAATGGAACATACTAAGCTATATGTTGAGAGTACAGAAAAGAAGTTTAGGCTTGATCCGATTAGATATTTAAAAAGGGAGAAATGGAATGATGAAATTATTAAGCAAGATAAAAGAATCGACATTACTAAATACAAGCATGACACGACTGGTATGCCTATGGGAGAATGTGAAAAGTGTGGTAAAAGGGACACTTACCTTAATCAATGGGAGTTATATAAAGGCAGTAATTGTTGTGGCGAAAAAGTATTACCATTTAATTAAGAGGACAATATGATTAGTACTGAAAAAGCTAATATATTAATTCAAGGTTTAGAAGCTATTATTCAAGAGTCTGCTGAAAAGACAACTGCAAGAAATATAGCTGAACAAACTTTAGAAGAGTATTATAAAGACGAAATATAAACTTATAGGGTAGGTAGTATGTATAGCAATCGAGAACGCACACTCGAACATCTTTATCCCTCCTTAGGATACCTACCCTTTCACTTTAAAAGGAGCAAAAATGGCAAAAAGATGTCCCAGGTGTAAGGTTCAAAAGGATAGAAACAAGTGGGCGAAAGGTGGTTATAGGAATATCACATATTGCCGAAAATGTACTAAGGAAGTGAATGCTTCTAAAAGAAGTGCGGCTCACAAAAAAATAATGAAAGCCACAAATAATGGGAAGGCATGGTGGATTTTACAAGCAATCAATAGTGAAAGACATTTTAGAAAGGAAGATTAATGACATCGAAATCAAAGGTCAAGGGAAATAAATTCGAGAGAGATATTGTTAAAGCAGTTGAGTTACATGAAGTAAAAGCAGTCAGAAGCTGGGGCTCTAATGGTAAAGCACTTGGACCACAATACCATGAGGAGGTTGATATTTTAATTAATGATGATGTTAGGGTTCAAGCTAAAGTAAGAAAAGCATTACCTAAATGGATTAGACCTACAGATAATGTAGACATCCAGATCATAAAAGAAGATCGTGGTAAAATGTATGTAGTACAAGAATTAAATGATTGGTTGTTGGAGTATAAAAAGAGATAGGTGGTAGGTTTTATTCATTACCCTACCTTTAGTGCTTTCCCTTATGCACACTATCTCTTAAAATTGGAGAAAAAATGATTTCACATGAATTAGCACAAATTTGGATAACAAGTGATGGGAAGAGGTTCTTAACTAAAGATGAAGCTATTAAACACGAAGAATCAATCCAACCTAAAGATATAGTTACTTTATGGATAAATAAAATAAAGGGAGATAAATAATGGTATTAATTGTTTATTGGTTTATAGTAGCAGTATTATATGTAATGTTAATTGTATTATTGTTATTTTTAATAAGTAAAGCAACAGAATGTGAGGGCGAAGATGAATTGGCTTAATTTAATAGTCTACACTATTATGGTTATTGTTGGTATATCGTTTTGGGTAGCGATTATAAGAAAATTTATGGAAGTGATATGAACTCAAAAGACTACATTAAATACATTAAATCTAAGCATTGTTTAGTTTGTGGCAGTAGTCCAGTTGATCCAGATCATTTAGAACACTTACAAATGGGCGGATCTAATCCAAATGGAATTAAAAATTGGTCATGCCTTCCCTTGTGTAGAAAATGTCACCGAGAAAGACACGATATAGGTAACTTTCAATTTGAAAACAAACATTATATTAATCTATGGAAAGAAGCATTTTATTTATTAAGAGGATATTTTGCAGAATGAAAGACGAGTTTACTGAAAGATTATTAGATGCAGCTATGGAGTTTATCATTGAGATTGATAAAGGTAAATTATTTAAAGAATTTTTAAAAGAAAGAAAGGATATAGACATTGAAATCAAAGAAAATTAAGGGACATTTAGATTTATTTAGTGGTATTGGTGGCTTTTCTTTAGCACTAGAAAGATCTGGAATAAAACCTAATTGGATTGGGTTTAGTGATATAGACAAATATGCAAACGAAACATTTCAAAGGAGATTTAAAGATGCAGAAAGACTCGAAGACATTACCAATGTTCGATGCGAAGACTTGCCAAAAGACATTGACTTGCTTACTGGAGGATTCCCATGTCAAGCATTTAGCCAAGCAGGGAAGCGATTGGCTTTTGAAGACACCAGAGGGACACTCTTTTATGAAATTGTACGGATTCTCAAATATTACATTGAGATTAAAAAGCCCATCAAACATTTTGTACTCGAAAATGTTAAAGGCTTATATAGTGCAGGAAATTACACAGCATTTAGTACAATCTATAGCTTTCTCTCCGACCTTGGTTATTCCGTTGAGTGCCAACTGCTTAATAGTAAGTTCTTCGGGGTCCCACAAAACAGGGAACGAATCTATTTCGTTGGTAGATATTCTCCAGGAGGAAGTAGACCAAAAGTATTTCCTATCAGACAAGATGCAAGAGAGGTTAGTAAGAATGGAGAAGTAAAGTTTACTAACTCTGATCCAAGAGGTTTTGGTTGGAGGGATTTATCGCCTACTTTAGCAGCAAGAGATTACAAAGATCCAAAATGGGTTAAGTTATCTGAAGATGAAACTATAAGAATTATAGATAAAAAAGGTAAATGGAAAAAGAAAAATTATGCTTCTACATTGTGTGGGGGTGGGCATAGTGGTGGCAATCATAGTGATATGGATTTGTTAGAAATTAAAAAATATCAACTTGATGATATTAAAAGTGGAAAAATAGATAAAATAGCTGATTTACAGCCTGAACACCCAAGTAATAATAATGTTTATTCAAAAAATGGTATTAGCCCTACTATACCTGCGGTTGCTTATAAAAGAGGGCCGCTACCATGTGTAATAGATGAATCAGAACCTAAAATTAATAAACCCGATCAGGTAGGTAAGGTGTGTGATGGTGATGGTGGTAGAGTATTTTCTACTAATGGTACATCTTGCACTTTAAAAGCACAAGGTGGTGGATGGGGAGCAAAGACTGGCTTATATGAAATTAAATCTTTAAACAAAAACCAAATTGATAAATTAAACAAAATGGAAGTTGATGAAAAAACTAGTGGAACATTAACTGAGGCTATTGGTAGAGGCGGATCTTCTAAAGAATATTTAGCAATGCTTAAAAGAAATCAAAAGATAACAGGACAAATTAGAAGGTTAACACCAATAGAGTGTGAAAGATTACAAGGGTTTCCAGATAATTGGACAGAAGGACAATCAGATACTCAAAGATATAAACAATGTGGCAATGCAATAACTGTAAATGTTGCAGAAGCTATATTTAGGAAGTTATATGAAGTTCGCAGGTAAGGTAAAAAAAGGTAAATTAACACTTGATGATTTATTCGCTTTTAAGGACTATTTAAAAGATATTGATGGTGATATTCATCTTGAAATTAAAAGTGTCGAAAAAGTGCGTTCTCCACAACAAAATGCATATTATAGGGTTGTAATTAGGATATTATCAAAAGAATTAGGCTATGAGGAAGATGAGATGCATAAAGTGATCAAGGAAAAATACCAGATCAGCAGTACAAGGAAATTATCTAAACCAGAATTTACTGAATTAATTGAGCAAATCAAAAGATGGGCATCAATGGATATGGGTATTGTTCTACCTAATGCTAGGCAACCTCATCAATAGTAATGCTTAAACTATAAGTATTATAAGCTATTTGTTTTACATTTAAAGTATTATTTCTAAAAGTGCATATTGAGAATTGGTCAGGATTATTATTAGTATTATCAGGTTGAAAGATAAAAGGCAAAGTTCCACCTAATGTACAATTCCATACAAAATTAAAACTTTCATCTGCAAGCATAGGGTTAGGGTCGTTAAGGCTAGGGTAGGATTCATTGTCACTTATAAGTGTATTAGAAACTTCATTTTTCATCCACATATCATCTTCACTTATATATGAAAATGTTAGATTCCAGCTTCTTAAACCTTTTCTACCTAAACCACCTTTTGCTCTACGATTAAACATATCTTCCCCAGCAGTTTGCGACCCAGCATAAATTGTATCTAATTCAAATGGTGGGTATTTATAAACTTGAGATGGTATTGAATTTGCCTCTTTACGATTCATAGTCCATTCTGTTGGTCCATCATAATAAATGTTAGCTAATGTTTTACCACCTATTGTTTTTTGTTTTTTAATTCCATCAAATCGTCTTGACATTGTAAGTGATAAATCAGGAGAATTAGGAGCATCCCAATACTTGCCGACTACAAAAGAACCTAATTGATGTGTATAATCATCAATTCCTTCACTAAAATAAATATCAAATTTTGTCCAAAATCTATTTAATGTATTAATTGTCCAAATTGAAGTTCCATTATAACTAGGGTCAATAAAATCATTGCTACCAGCCTCATAATGATTCGCATTAAGAACTTCAGTAAAATTTAAACTATTATTACATAACCCATGACTGCTGAAGCTATTAGTATCAAGTGTATTATATCTACCTACAACCCTACAATTATTGTCATCACTAGCAAAATTATGATTTAATAATGCAATAAAATTAATTGGAAAAGATGTTTTTGGAGGATTATTATTACTGTGACCTATACGAAATACTGTTGTGCTACCATCTATTTGTAAAAAAGGATTTGCACAATTCATATATAAAAGTTTTGTACCACCTCTAGGAGTTGCATCCCAACCTAATTGTCCTGTGGCGTGTAAAAATGTAGGCATATCTACATAAAATCTTGGTGTTTTAACTTGCTTTCCCATTAATATCCTCCTGAACTACCATTACCTGATTTATACGTAGGTTTTGTTGTAGTTGTTGTTCTACTTCTTGTTTTAATTTGTTTTTCTACCTTTGGTAAATCGTAATTAGGTAAATTATAACGAGTTCTATTGACTTTTCCAACTCTTTTAGTATCTTTATAATCTTCCCATTTACTTGTATCTATACTAAAATCAAATGATTGTAATGCCCAATCTGGGTTACTTTTTTTTATTTTATCAGATAATCTTTGACCTTTATTATTAGAAACTATAGCTTTTACAATATTTATATTACCTTTATAACTAAATAATGTTTGATTTTGGATAGGGTTTCCTTGTAAAGAAAACATTATAATTGTATTGTTGTTTCCTTGTAAAATCCACCCTTCTGGAAGATCTGGCGTTATTTCTACTTTACCTATAAACTCCAATTGAATACCCATAACATCAACATCTGCTTCTAAAGAACAAATACCATTGTCTATAAATATAATTGCTCTTTCTGGTAATATGGGGTTTACTATTTTAATATCTTTTTTATTAATAGCTTTTTTCATTATCCCTCTCCTGATAAAATAATATTTACAAGCATTACAACATCTAAAATATTAACAACACCATCATCATTAATATCTGACTGAGGAGAATAATTATTACTATTTTCATCACTCCAAGTTCCTGTTCCTCCTGCAGATTGACCAGTTAAAATAATCTGACTTGATATACCAACTACATCTAATACATTAAGAGTACCATCATCATTCCAATCACCAAGTCTTGCAGGTTCTTCAGGACCTAATGTATAATCTTGGAAAAAACCCAATATTGCAGATTGATTTAAATCTGGATGTGTAAGTTCAATGTAGCCTTCAATATTACCATGTGGGTTACCATCTTCATCTAGATCAGGTGGAGAAAAATCGCTTTGTAATTGTAAAAGCCCACCTTGAGTTTGACCATTATTATTTGTATAATAATTTTCAATTACTGTTATATAATCGCCACTCATTTCAAAACCTGGTGGTGCTGAACTCATTATTGCTGGTGTCTGTGGATTTCCATATTCAAATGGTTCAGAATTAACAGTAATCCAAATTTTATAATCAAATTCTCCTATTAAGTTAGTTGAAATTATTACTGTAGGATTGTCATTTATATTATTGTTAGCCATTTCTGGTTCTGGAGTAATATTTTCCCAACTAAGATTTACATAAAATTCTTCTTCTTCAATAATTTCACCATCTTCATCTTCTTCTATATCAAAATCATTATCTCCATCATTTCCACCTGTATCTCCATATTCTTCATCCCAACTATCCCAAAAACCATATTCTCCACGATGTACCTGAATACCTTCTATACTTATTTTACTTAATGATTTACTAATTTTAGTTATAAAAAAATACTTATAAGCTACTTGACCATTTTTATTGTAATGCCTTGTATAATCATAACCAAAAGCTTTTTTACCACCTACAAGTTCATCAAAGTGTATATAATCTCCAACTTCTAAATTCATATAGCTTACAGGTAAGTCTATTTTAACTATAAGGTGTTGGTTAGCATACCAATTTAATAATCTTTTTTGCAATTTTCTTGCTGATTCCAAATTTCTTATATATTCTGTTTCTACTTCTAATTGTGCTTCATTTGGTTTTAATCCGTAATAATCTAAACTATAATGTTTAGTTGGATCATCAGGGTAATTCTGTTGACTTTGATCATCATAACTATGATAATAGTTACCATCAACATCATAAAATCCGTAACCAGTTTCTTTATCAAAATCTCCTGAAGCATAATTTATTTTATACTTTACATTAACTTGATTTTTAACATCTTCCAATTTTGTTAAGTTAAAAGAATATTTAAGTATATGTTGATTGTCTATTGTATTAGAATTAATTGCTTGAGTTCCATTAGCTTGATATTCTGTGTAATTATCAATTTCTAATTGATGTATAGGTATAAGTTTAAATTCACCACTTGCATTAAAAGAAGGTATAGCTAAAGATGATTGAAATAAACCTTCAAATACTTCTTTAGTTTCTTTTTGTTCGTTTAAAGTAAAATCATTATTAATTTTATATTGGTCTTTAAATAAATTAAAATCATTTGGTATATTAATTTTACCAATGTACCCAAGTTCATCTTCTAAAATATCTTTCATTATTTCTTCAGGTTTTCTTATTGTTGATTTTGTAGTATCAAAAATATAAACATTACCTACTATAACATTTATCATACTGCTTTCTTTTAGTAAGGTAATAGTTGTATTTTGTTCATTTATACTATCTATTGTCGCTGTTTCTCCACCAAAACCACTTACATCATAAATACTTACAGAATCTCCTATTAAATAATTTTCAATAACTACATTAAAATGTTCTGTAAATTTTAATGTAATTGTATGAGCACCTGGACTATGGAAACCTGTTTCTTCAACAGTACAAAAAATATCAACACTCCTACCAATAACATCAGCATAAAAATCTTTATCAAGTGGTTGGTCTACAACTGCATCTTGTAATAAATAAAAATTAAACAACATAGCAGAACAATGACAATAATCATCGTCACCACTATTAAATTGAGGAATTTTTAACATACCAAAATTAATATGATCAAATGCATTAGTATTGTTAAATGTTTCTAATTCTTCATAACCATTACTTATTTGAACAGTATCTATTGTACCAATCTGCTCAGGATATGTATAAGTAATGTTTTGCCAAGATTCATTTTGATTTGGAATGTTAGGAAAATCTAATGTATTTGCCAAATCTTGTGCAGTCATACCTGTATTGCCATTGGGATTATGGTAATCTAAACCATTATCATCGGTAAACAAAGTTGCTCCGTAAGCAAAATAATTAGACTGTACTCCTCCATCTTCCATACCATTAAAACTGTGATATTGTGCATCATATGTTATTTTTGATGAACAAGGAAAACTTGCAATATTATCTTTAAGTTGTAATTTAACATAAGCAAACCCTGATTCAGCATCTTCGTTTTGACCTATTATCCAAATACCTCTATCAAAAGTATTATCTTGTAAATTGTTAATAGGATAAAAACCTTTAGTTTCAGGGTATTCAGTTTTCCAATTATCATCTATATCAGTAATAACTGTAGTTCCAGAATTATTATGATTATTATAGCAATCTGTTGGCATCCACCATTGTTTAGGATGACCCAAAAGACCATTCCAGTTATCCCAATAATAACCAGCAAAATAAAAAGCTTCATTATCTTTTGCCCAAGGACTAAAATTAAATAAAGAAGTTGTAGCAGTTGAACTAGGTGCAAACCCATCATAACCTACAAAACCATATATTCTGTTTTGATTTTCAAAAATAGGATTTGGTGCATTATTGTCAAAATCCATATTTGAACAAATTAATTTATCTAAAGGTCTAAAAACTCTACTAGGAATACCTAATAAATCATCTACTCGAACTAAAGCTTCTGCATTAAGTTTTATTGAAGCAGATGAGCTTGGAGTTGCTTCGTGAAAATCATAAACGTCAGTTCCATTAATCTCAATTTTATTATAATTTGGATCTTCATCATCAGTAATTCCATCAACATAATAACTCCATGGTTTTTCATAATCTAAATATTGTGGTATAGGAAGAAAATTATCATCATAAACTGATAAAGTCCCAACTTGTTTAACGTATCCAAACGCAACTAATCTATGACTTTCAGTTAATAATGGACTTCCATAATCACCTATATTAAATTCATCCCATAAACCTCCTATTTCCCTACCTTTTTTATCAATATGAAATTCTGTTAATTCTGGTTCTAATAAATAATTTTGGCTTAAAGATTTTTTAATAACAGGTGATTTATCAACTTTACCATAAACCATAGGGTAAGGAAATTCTTCTTCTTCTACTAAAGAAACAGGTATTTTAGTAGATAACATTTGTTCTGTTAAATCTTCTAATTGTAATTGTATAGTTTCTGCCGATTGACTAAAACGCCTAATAGTACCTGTATATACAAGTAAACAATCTTCAATACTGTCAATACCGTTAGCACAATAATATACTTGGCATACAGCATTTAATATACTTTGAATATCATCACTAAATATTTTACCTTGAAATGGTGCATTGGATATAGAAAGAGATACAGTTGATATAGTGTATTTGTTATTTATAATGTCGGCAGATGATTTAATAGCAGGAGCATTTAATAATAAAGGCTTATACGCACTTCCGCTTATGTTTGTTTCCTTAATTGATAAATTTATTGATTCTGCATCTTCCCAAGCAGTCCCTTCATTTCCTTCAGGATCATCTATTCTTACGCCTTTATAAATCTTAACTAAAGGATATAAAGAGGTTCTTACGCCATTACCTAATGCTTGTTTAAACTTATCTGGTAATTCTAACATTAACTAAGTCCAAAATCGCTACCTCTACGGACAGCTTCTTTAATTGATTCTGCAAGTTCACCTTCAACAAAATCTTGTGTTAAAACATTACCTGTTACAGTAACATTAATACTTCCAGATCCGCCACCTAATTGATTCATTTGATTTAATGTTTCTAAACCAATAGATTCAGTAGCATTTTTACTCATAACAAATTCACCTCTTTCAGCCTCAATTATAGTTCCACCTTGAGAGTGAGGTCTGCCACCAATATAACCACCTTCTGCCAATTTAGGAGCAGAACTTACAGAAGATACTTTAGTAGCGGCATTATATACAGCTGTAGCATTAGCTATTCCTGCTGCAAGTTCTATAGCATACATTATTCCAGGGATTGGTGGTAAAAGACCAGATTTTTGAGCATTAAATCTTGCTGACGAAGCACCTGCAAAAGCATCTACCATAGCACCTGCTGCTTGTATAAAAGCAACTTCTTTAGCTCCTGCACCTAAAGCATTAGCTACTGTCGCTATACCTTTTATAGCTCTTGAATATGATTTGGATTGAGCTTGTTCTTCTGCGTGTAACATAGCTAATTTTTTTTGATTTAACATTTTTAATATATCAACATACTTTTGTTGAGCTACCGCAGATTCGTCTGATGCAATAGCAATATCAAGTAATGATTGAGTTGTAGCAATATTAGTATTAATAGTTGCTAATTGACCTTCTCTAGTTTGTGAATACATTTTATTTATTTGATCTTGTGCATTTAAAAAAGCATTATAAGTACCAAAACTACCTTCTATAATTGCAATATATTTTTTAAGCGTTTCTTGATTTTCTGTAGCTAATCTAATTTCTTCTTCTGTTTTTTTATTGTGTTCTGTTGTTATATCTAACATTTGAACATCAAGATTTATTTTGTCTTGTGTAAATTGATTATTTGAATCAACTTTATTACCTAATCTTTCTTGATTACCAATTACTGCTTCAAGAACACCATCTTGAAGTTTGTAACCAGTAGTTAAATTCTGATTACTTATTGTTAAGCCATCTGTTTTTATAATATCATCCTCAATAACTTTTTTATTATTTTCAAGGTCTAAATTAATTAAAGATAATTCGGCGTGTAACTCACCTAATGTCATTTCTCCTAATCTATCTACATACGACTTTGTGCTTTCTTCTGCATCATCCATTTCAGTATTAAAACCGTTTAAAATTCCTGATAATGATATTAATTCTGTAGCTAAAATCCCTACTCCTGTTGCTAATAAACCCCAACCTGTTCTTGATTGAAGTTTTATAACGTCTAATAATACTTTTTTGTATTTAATCATAGCTCCAATAAGCACACTACTAATAACTAATGCAAAAGCTCTTACTCTATTTGGATTTATAGAATCTGCAAAAAATACCATAATTTTTGATAAAGTTTCCATTATAGGTAAAAATCCTTCACCAATATTTTTAGCAGCGTTAGACATTGATGCAGAAAATTGTTGAAATACTTTATTAGATGAGATAACTTCATCAGGCAAACCTTCTAATTTTTGTCTTGCAGCTTCTAAAGTAGCATTTGTAAATGCTTGTCTTTTTTCATAATCAGTTAATGTATCAGCAGTTTTTCCAATTTTTGCTGCATAATCATCATAAGCTTTATCAGCTTTAACAATAATACCAATATTATCAAGCATTAAACGAGATTGACGACCAATACCAGTAACAAGAGATTCTACTGATAATTTAACATCTTTACCTAAAGCATCACCAAGTCGTTGAGCCATATCAAACAATTCAGCCATTTCATCTGAATTTTTAGTAACACCAAGAATCATAGCATTGTTTGCTTGTTGCAATAAATCAAAATCAGATAAAGTACCATTTGTAGCTTTTTGTAATTTATCCATTGATTTTGAAGCACTTAAAGCTCCCCCAGATAAAGTATTAAAAGCCCTAGTCATATCTTGAACTTTTGCAGCTTCTTTTGTAAATGAAACTAATTGTTTAATACCAAGAGCCATAGCAAATTGAAATAATAATAAATGGGAACGCATAGTAGCAAAAGAATGTGTTAGCAACCTATTATTACGAATCATCTTTGATTCGGTTTTATTCGCTTTTCTCATAGCTACTCTCATTTTTTCCATAGCTAATCTACTACCATTAATAGCACCACGATATGTATGGACAGATACACCTAAATCTTTCCAGCGTTTTCCTTGTGCCATTATTTTGGCAGTCATACCTTTAATAGTGTTAGATGTTTTATTAGATGAATTTCTAACTCTATTTGTTTCAGTTTTTATATCTCTAAGGGCTTGTATTATTTTTTCATGACCAGTCGCATTAAACTCTATAAGTATATCAGACATTTTTTTTCGCTTTCTCTTGTATCATATTCTGTTTTTTCGCCATCGCATTTTTAATTATAAAAAAATATTGTACCCATTTTGCAGGTTGATCACCGTATGATCCGCTATGAGCAGGTGTTCCTGTTTCAGTACAATATAAATATTTATTAAGAAGTTTAAGATACTTCTCACCTCTAATACGATTAAAACAAGCAAAGAATGGAATTTGACTTGCTATACTTTTTGCCACATCAAACTCCTTCCCTTTTTGTTTATTAAATTTTTTAGTTTCTAGGGCAATTAAATCAATAACTGCCCAAACATCATCTTGTGAGTTAAACTCTCGTATTTCGTATCCGTTTTCCGTTTTAACAGGTATCTGTGCTTCGTATGGAAATTCACAATATTGACAGCCTCCACAGCCATCAGACATTACAGTCAGTTCTACTTGGAGGCTTTCTCTTCCCCCACTAAAAGATATTCCTGCATTTTAATAAAAATTTCAGTTCTATCTTCTAATGAAAGGCTTTTTAGAAACTTATCAGATGTATCGCCATCAACACCAAGGCGAATCCATTTAGTCATTGTGGTATTCATCATCTTCATACCTTTTGGATTACCTTTAGCATCATATTGATAATCTACAGAATCAAGCATTTCATCTCTATCATCTATAGATACATCTTTTAACTTAATCTTTTTACCAGATTCAAGTTTTATTTCCATTGTTTATTCCTTTATGTTATTAATCAGCTATTGTTAAACAAGTAGTTGTTGTACCAGTTCCATAACCTACCATTTTTACAGAAACATCTATATTCATAATATCACCTTCTGATAAAGCCACATTTGTAAATACGGATTGAGGGAATTGAAATCCCCAATCTGCTCCTGTAGCAGGTGTAGAAGCATTTGACATTATAGTATTTCCAGCACTTGCTCCTGATGTTGCTGCTTGAAAACCATTAAGTAATTGATTACTTTGATCATCATATTTAATATTAAAATCAGCAGTTGCAGAAAATTCAGCTCCTCTACCTACAACTTCACAAACACCTCCTGCTACTTGACCTACAAAAATTGCATCATTTTCTAAGTTCATTGAAAATGTATTAACTAATAGATCTGGTATATCACAAATTTCTCTATTTGCAGAAGTTACCCAATCAGCCATTTGAATAGTTTGTGCAGCAGTCATTTCGTATGCAGCTATAGTATAACTATCTGCATCTTGTTCTAAAGCAGGTGGGCTTTGTGTTTTTAAAGTTGCAGAATATTTAACTAATCCACTACTATCACTCATATCACCTGACCAAGTAAAAGAAGTTACTACACAATCTTTGTAAAGTATTCCTTCAGTAGAACTTGGTGTTTCAGCTCCTGTTTTTGGAGGTAAAATTGCTAATGTAAGCAATTCACTATTTCCTGCTGTTAATGAAGCACCTGTTTTAATATTTACTGAAGGTTCATAATCAGATGCTACTGTCCAAACTTCACCAGTATCACCTGTTATATTTTCAATTAATTCAAAAAACTCTGTACTATATATACCTGATATTGATATTTCAGATACAACACCTAAGTTATCGTGATAGTAATGTTCATCTTGTAGTATTCTACCACCACCTGATTTTAAATCATAGTTATTATTTCCACCTAAAGTTCCGTGTGTTATAGAATCAACATTTATTTCTTGCATACCATTTGTTAATGCAGTTCCTAATGCTGTTTGTGCTTGTATAGCAACTCTAAATTCTTTAGGACTATAGGCTACTGTGCTTATTGCCATTATTTACTCTCCTTTTTAGTTTTTGCTTTTGGTTTTTCTTTTACTTCGATTATAAAAGGTTTTGCTTCCAATGGAATCTCATCAACTTCAATAACTTCACCTTTATTTAAAGCATTAAATTGCCTTCTATAAAAACCATTATATCTTTCCATTTTATCATCTTTTAGTTTTACTTTCATATTTCTCCTTAACCCATATTAGCTAAATGTTGTCCACGCCATATAAATTGAACAACATATTCGTTTTCGTCATCTAAAGCGTTTAATTCTGTAGATTCAATTCTACAATTAAAACAATTTGTTGCTGGAGTATCTCCTAACTCCATAGTAATGTTATCGTGTATTAACGCCTCAATTCTTGATACAAATCTTAAAACATGATCTAATGACGATTTATTGACATTAGGGTCTGCAAAATAATAAAACATATTCACTTGGAACTCTCTCATTTCACTACTAATACTATACTCGTTTAAGGTGCTACCTATAGGATCAAGACGTAAATATTGTGTTGCCACTTCTTTACTCTGATGCCCTATGTAAATAGGCATAGCACCTTTAAATTCATCTCTTAATACATTACGTAATTTATCTAATATATTCTTAAAGTTGTTAGTAAAACTTACTGCCATTAATATAACCTGCTATTTTTTCTAATTCTTGTCATTTTAACTGCTTTACCACTTGAGTTGTCTACATCTTCATATTTACCAAATACTTCTATTTCCCATTCATCAGGTGTTCCTGAAGCATTTGCAGTAGATCCTGAATCAGGATTCATATCATCACCAGCAAATCTTATTTGTAAACCACCTGCTAATTGTTGATAGTCACCATTTATAATTTCGTCTGTAACTACTTGATTACTTTTTAATTTATCATTATCTTTAACATATACGCTATATTTAGCTGTACCTATCCTTCCACCTGTAGTGATAATAACTTTAACTAAATCATAAGTTCCTGACCATTCACCTCTAGTATCTACAGGTCTTATAGCCCCATCAGTATAACTTACATCTCTTATAACACCCTGAGATGAATCTCTTGTTACTTGAAAACTTAAAGCAGCTTTACCTTCATTTATATTAGAAATATTAAGCATTGCTTCTTCCATTAAAGCATTAGCAAGTTCACTATTAGGGTCGTGGCTTTTAATCATAAAATTAGCAGCTATTAAAGCAGTCGTTCTTATGATCAGGTAATCAAAGTTACCACTTTTATCTTTAAATGCTTCTCTTGGCATATTAGGATCAAGCATACTATCAAGGTATCTACTTGCATCGGTTCTGTATTGAGTAACCATAGCAGTAAATTCTTCTCCTGCTTCCATTAGCTTGTCATTAGCATTAGTAGTAGAATAATAATAACATACATCTTCAGCAGAATTATAAAACCATTCTCCTGCAACATTTAAATCAGTATGTGCTGATTGAGCAGGACCTAAATCTTCTCCATCTGCAAATAATTGAGTTACTATACCACTATTGTGGGCAGCATATTTATTAGTTGCGATTGCTGTCCAACCGTAAATAGGTTTTTTATTATCAAAACTATCAAGTTGAGGAAATACTCTCTTTAATTCTTTATGTGTGCAATATATTGCTGCTGTCGCCATTTATCCTCCTACCATTTCTTACAAGACCAATATCTTGCTTTTGTTTTAGGTCCTGGAGTTGAACATTTATGTCTTGCTCTAAATGATTTTCTTGCTTCAGGATTGTTTTTTCTAATTTTCATATTAGGGTCGCCAAAAGTTACTCTTTTAGTTCTTGTTCCATCTTTAACATATACTTGAAATTTTTTTCTTCCATAACTTGCTTGACCTTTTCTAATACGAGTTGGTTTATTTAATCTAACTGATTTTCCTTTAAACTTAGCCATTTCACTTTTTCTTTCTTTTCATCTTTTTTTTAGGTCGCCCTCTTTTTTTACCGTATGTTCCTTTACCTTTTGGCATATTTTCTCCTTATACAAATCCTAAAATTTCTACTTCTGCATCTATTTTACTGTTTAAACTTCTTGCAGCTAAATTAGTTAAAGTGTTTTGTTCATCTGTTTCTGCATTTATACCACCACTATGAGCCGAATCATAATTAAAACTTGCTACAAATTCAGTATTAGCAGGACCATATAAATCTAAAGCACCTGTTTCATAATTAATAGTTCCACTTAAAACACCTAAAATATTACCTTTAGCATCATCATAAGAAAATACATTTTGATTTTTATTTTCAACATAATCTGTTTTAGTAAATACAGTATCATCAGGCAATCTACTTGCTACTGCTGCTTCTATGCTACCAATAGCAGGTAATCTACCAACTCCAAATGGTGTTGTTCCAGATCCTGGAGCTGCTAATGATATAGCTGAATTTCTTGTTCTGTTTCCTGATGTAAATCTAATGTCACCATTAACAATACCTACACTAACTGCTTTTTCAAATAAATTTCCTGATGTATAGTATTGAGTGTCAAGTGCTGCTTGAATCTTACTTATAATACCATTATTACCTCCAAAATTTAAATTAGAGGCATCAGTCGTAAATGCTAAATCAACAAATTCTGAACCACCATCAACTGTAATATTAAATTGATATGTTGTTGAAGCAGCTAAACCACTATGAGTTGAAGGTGTGATACCTGACATACCAAATTCTTGATAACCTGCACTATAAAGTTTTAAAGCTAAAGAACCTTTAACTATACCTGTTGGATAAGTAGCACTTCTACCATAACCAAATAAATTTTGTGATGTATATCTACCGCTTTTATTAGTTTGCACTATACCTTCAGCATTAGCATTATCGTGATATTTATCATAATCTTCTTGTGTGTTAAACCAAGGAATATAAACATTTGCACCACTTACAGCACCATTAGTACCAGATGTTTGTGCATCTCCATCTGCTAATATAGAACCATATAATTGTCTTTCAACTTGCATAACTGTAGCTGAATCTATTGATTTAACTCTCATAATTTCTATATTAGTAGCAGTAGTACCTGTTGTTGTGCCAAGCTGTATTAAGTCACCTACTCTAAAAAAATCTGTATCATCTACAGTAACTTGTGTTTCACTATTTTCTAATTTTGCTCCAAGGTTAGCACCACTATCACCATATAATCTTCCACTATTAACATCATAACCGCCTTTATTATCAATAGTTTTAGCATTAGCTGCCGAAGCAGCTTCTGCATAACTTACCATATATTGATTAGGAAGAACCATATATTCATTAGCACCAAGAAGATAAGAAAATTGCCTTATTGTTGTAGCTGATCCGGGACCTAAATCAACACTATTAGTTTGATCTATATTAGAATCATCTTTAAAATCTCTAACTTTAAATAATAGTTCTACTCCTACTGGACTATTGTTTTTAACAACAATTAATTTAGCACCTTTCATCCTAATACCTGCTGCTGCTGCAATGCCTACTGAAGTTCTACCAAAAGTAGCTAAAATATTAAATCCATCTGCATTATCTACTTTTTGTTTTGATGTTATAATTTCTGTATATTGGTCAGACATTTCACAAACATAATCTGCTGCCTGTCCTGTCTTTACCGTTAAATTTGCGTCTAATCTTGCCATTATATTCTCCTAATCAAAGTGGTATAAAACCTGTGTGTTTAATCTTATTGCGTTCGTATTTGTTTCATTTTCAACAAAACAAGCAATAACTTCTCCTGCTGATACAGTAGAACTGTCTATTGTACAATCTACTGTTTTAATAACATTTCTATCTACTGCTGTTGCTTGTCCGTTTGCAAGTAAAGTTCCTCCTGATAAATTACCATCATTTGTAGTACCTGCATTTACCATTGTAAATTTATAAAGATGAACATTAATAACAGTGTCTGCATCTGCACTTGTTGCAACCATAAACTTACAAGCATCTATAGTTAAATTAATAGGTGCTATAAATAAATGTGTTATTAACTCATCAGTTTCCGTTCCTCCATCATAAGTAGTAGCAGGGTCTGTACCTGTACCATTAGCAAGTTCAGTAACTCCATTTAACATATTATATTTAGCTACTCCTTTACTTACAAAATAATGAGTTCCTGCTTGAGGAACTATATCGTGAACATTAAATTCCAATATTTGTGTGTTAGCAGAAGTTGATGTTGTTCCTACTTTTAATACAGAATTTGATGTGTCTGCTTTACAAATATAATCTCCATTTGTTGCTCTAACAGCAAATGTTGCTACAGTATTATCATTTTGTGGCTGAACAACCAAAGTATCATCACTTACACTTAAACAAGTAGCTGTGCCTTCTCCATCTTCTATTTGTGAAGATGAAGTAGAAACGCCATTTGTTTCATCTGCTACTTTTAATAAACTCTTATATGTATCTTTTGGCGATTTTCCTGCTAAACTTCCCATTTAAACTCCTTTATATTCAAAAACTGCTGTCCAAATTAAATCATAGACTGCTGCTTCAGGTGTCACTGATATTGCTAAAATATCTCCTGCAACAAATTCTGCTGCACTTGTAAATTCTGCTGTATAAGCAGTATCGTCAACAGCCATTTCAATTGTTATTTCTTCTATAGCTGTGACATTAGGAATTTCTGTTCCTGTAGAGCTTTTATGAAAACCTACAACAGTTGTTAATGATGCTGCTTCACTTCTTAATACTACTTTTTTTAATATTCCACCATAAGGTGCAACAAAAGTTTGATATTCATTCCTGCCAAAATAAGAAGTTGATTCTATATTATAACCTACAAGTGGCAAATAAAACTTTGATGTTCCTGTATTATAAGCACCACCATTTAATATATGTAATTTAGGTTGTTTAATTATAGTGCCTGTAACCTCTAAATCTCCTACAACTTTAACTTTTGCATTATTAGTATCATCAGGGTAGGCAGAAGCCATCTCAAGTGGAGAAGTCTTACCACCTACCTTTAATGGTTTTAAATTATACGACAAAGGATAACCATCACCTAAAGTGACTTCATTAACTAAACGATTATCTTTTGTTTTTTTGTAAGGCATTATTTATCTGATCGTAATCCTCTAATTAACCCTCTTAATGCTCCACCTACAAAATTATCTACCAGATCTATAAAATAAGGCTCTACAGTCTTATTCCATATTCCTTTTGTAAATTTCCATTGTGCTAAACCTAAAGTCATAAATCTACCTGCTGTAAAGCAAATTCCTTCTACCCAAGCACAAATCTCTTTATTTGGTATTTTTTTAAGCATATAAAGTACAATTCCACCGCCTGTTCCGCCTACTAATAATCCTACATTGTTTGATATAAAATCTAACATATTTATTTCTCCTTTATAATAATTTCTAACATATCAACTCGTTTTTTAAGTTGCTCAACTTCTTTGTCTAATTCGTTATCTTCAAATACATAAGACATAATTTTGTCTAACTTAAAATGTTTAACCATTTTATTAGCAACTGTATTTATAAGTATTTTAGGTATTATCACTTCTTATTCCCATCTATTAACTCACCCCACAACGAAGTTTTGCCATTTATTATCTGTATAATGTGGACTGTAAACAATCCACCTCTATAAAAATCTACTATTGCAAAAGCGTGTGCCCAATTAATCCTTCTATGATCGAGCCAATCATTAGCTTCTGCTGCCATATCCTTTAAACATCCGATACTCCAAGCAGACTTAGGTCCATCCATATGGGTAGCAGACATTTGTTGGAGATCGTGCCAATGTCCATACATAACATTACAACCAAGTTTACGCAAATGGTTGGAAGTATGGTATTGACCTCCATATTGATGTCCATGATATAGGTATAATTTACCTAATTTTAAGTGTTTTCCAAAGGGAATATATTTATAGCCTCTTTCTTCAAGTTTAACTGCATTTTTAAACTTATATTGAGGTATGTAAGGGTATTTCTCAACAGCCATATTTAACCAATTATCGTGGTTACCTTCTGTGATGTATCGTTCCTTACAATTCACTTTGTCAAGTGACTCATCAATCTGATCCATACCAGCATTGACATCTTTTACATCTTTTTTAAAATCTTTTATTAAAAACTCAAGAGGTGGTGCTTTTTTACGTTTATATTTCCAAGCTGAAAACGCTGACCATTCACCTACATCACCTAAATCAACATAAGCATCAGGTTTGACTATTTCTATAGTCTTTTTTAATACATTTATTGCTGGTTGATCATGTAAAGGAAAATGTTTATCAGGTGTTACTATAGCTCGTTTAACGACACCTTTTGACAATTACTTTACCTCTTTTACTCTATTACTTAATTCTTTTGCTCTATTAGGTGTTTGTTTCGCCCAAAGGCTATCAAGCATTTCTACCGAAGCATCGTGAAATTGCTTGTTTTGTAAATAGGATATAGTTTTCTTAAATTTAGAAAAACCACCTACACCTAATTGATAACACATCTCCATAACAACATCTTTAATTTCAGGTGGCATATAAATATACCAAGCAAACTTAATCTTAACCATATCGTGTAAAGCTTTAAGTTTTCGTTCAAGAATGATCTGGCAGATGTCCTCATCTAACTCTAAATCTTTTATTGCAAATCCATAGCCTATAGTATCAATACCTAAAGAATCTTTATAAACTACACCTACATAACCTTCATGTTTTTTAATACTGTCTATTAAACTCATTTTTGCCTTTTTTTTTAAATATTTTGTTATAATTGTCTTTATACTTTGAATCGCTAATTGCAATCCTGTATTTATCACCTTTACCATTTTTTATAGTGTTACCTTTTGATTTCATAATGGTTTTTTAATTTCAACATTCAACTTTGATAATTTATGTGATTTATAAATTTTACTTTTTGGATATTTGTCATTACAATATTCCAATACATTTTGCATTCTGCTAGAATAGTTTTCCACCACTTTCCAATCACTCCATTCAGCAGGTGTTGTAGGTTTTTTGTTTTCAAATATACCTACTTTATCATGTTTTCCTGTTCTTACAAATTCTTTCATTGCATTTATATGTTCTTCTGTATACTCAAAACCGCCTTCATATCCTAAAATAGTACCATCTAATCCAGCAGTATATATTTCTTCATATTCCATCATACAAGCAAAAATAAGAGCAAATAAACCAGAGTAAAGCATTATAGTTTTATCTTTATGCCCAAAAACTTTAGGTAAATCAATGTAATAATATTGATCTGGATCGATACCTGCATTAATCATACCATTTAATGCTTCTTTGTTATCTTTATTATATGCTGGGCAATTAGACACTTTGATTCCACCACTATTATGAAATCTTGGTGAATGCTCTGTTGCAACAACAAATTTAGAATTATAATTTTTAAAATGGCAAGTTATTATTTCGCCATCAAAATCTTCCCAATTGTCAAAAAGCAAAGTAGTTGGAGCAGGAGGATGCAATCCTCGTTTTGTTTCGTAATTAAAAGGGTATTTTAAAACACTCTTATAATCAAGAGCATTATGCCCCAAAATTAAAACTTTATTTCTTTTTTTTAGTTTTTTTAGGCTTTTTAAATTCTTTTCCATTTTCATCACACTTTACACAACCATCTTTTAGATATTTGTCTATTTGTGCTTTAGGTGTCGTATCTAATTTTCCAAAAACACTTCCATCTTTTCTTTTAAAATATTGCATTAAATCTCCTGTTTACACAAGGGGGAAAAACTCCCCCTTGTATAAATTAATTAACTATCAGTTATTACGGATTAGTTATTTGAACCAATTGTTTTGGAACAGCAACTAAAGAACCATAATATGCATGAGTAGCTACTTTGTGACCTAAGAAGTCAACAGAGTATTGTGAAACCATTTTAGGTTTTTGTGAATAAGCCAAGAAAATGTTACTTGGTTTAAACACGCAACCTACAACATGATTTGCAGTACCATCAGATGCAGCTATTGAATTAGTTGCATAGACAGGCATACCCATTACAGAACCTAGTAATCCATTTTGGAATACATATTGGTCTTTTACATAATCAGCATTAACGAACTGATCAATACCTAATAAGTCATGCAATAATTCAGCACCTACTGCTAACACATAACCATCAGCTGGATCAATACCTGCAGCATATAAACTTTTAATTAAAAGTTTTAACTCAGCAGCAGTTAAAGCATTATCAGCAGCCATAGAATGTTCTGTATAATCAGAACTATATGTAGTTAGTAATGAAGATATATGTGAATCGATTGCTTTACCAATTGCAAAACCCATAGCTTCAGTATGTAAAGCTAATAGATCTGGATTTGCTTGTATTTCTACAATATCAGGATATATTCTTGCATAATAAGCCATTTGATCAACAGTTAAACTTCCTGTTGAGTCGTTAGGACTTTCATATCCTATTGCAGCAGTACCTTCGGTAAATGAAGATATTGTTGTTGTTGTAGCTGTGTTTTCAGTAACACGAGGAACATTAATAGTGTCACCACCATTTTGAACCATAAAGCTAACATCATTTGTCAAATTCGCTAAAACGAATTTCTTTTTAATGTAGTTTTGTACCCCTGCTGACCACAGTTCTGGTACAAATGCATCAGCATCAGTATTAGCTGTACCTACACCTGTTATATTATTTGCCATTTAAGCCTACTTTCTATTTTTTATTAAAATTTTGCAATATCTCACCCCATCTACTTCTTCTCTCTTCAGGTTTTAAAGATGCCCAATTTTCAACAGGCTTACTGCCCTTAACAGTTGCACGAGCTTGTGGTTCTGTTGGAGTTTTAGTTTCAAGTTTAGATACCATAAATTCTAACACATCTAAGTCTTTGTTTTTAAAATTATCACGATCCTCTTCAGGTAGTTTTTCTAATAAAGCAGTTTTTCTCTGTTCAACTAAACCTTCATATTTTTCTTTATAGGGATTAAGATCATTAACTTGAGCTTCATATTTTTCAGCTAAAGTTTTAAATTCTTCTTTTTCCTTTAATTTAGCATTTTCTTGAGATTCTAACTTCTTTTCCAGATCAGCTAACTTTGATTCGGCATCCTGTGCTCTTTTTCTATACTTCTTGCTTTCTGCTATGTACTCATTTTGAGCTGTTTCTTGAGTAACATTCTCTGTACCACTATCCACAACTGTTTCATTTGATACTTTAGTTTCTTCGGACATACTGCCCTCCTATATGTTGTATTTTTGTTATCGCAAAATACTATATCTTGCGTTTGTCATACATTGTAACTTAACTTATAAAGGTGGAATTATGCAAGATTTAAATAATTATAAGCAAAAATGGTTCGATTATTTAGGTTATAAACCTCACGAAGGTCAACGAAAATTGCACTTTCCTGAAAAAGATTCTGCAAGGTTTTTTGTCATGGTTTGTGGGAGGCGATTTGGAAAAACGACTGCGAGTGCTATGGAAGCGACCTTTTTTGCCTCCCAGCCTGACAAACGGATTTGGTTGGTAGGTCTTTCGTATGATAAAGCTGACTTAATGTTTAGAGAAGTATGGGAAAAAATGGTCAAAGGTCGATCACAAGACATTATTAGGGCTTCTGAAAAAGAAAGATATATAAAGTTTAAATGGGGAACAACTGTAGAAGCTAAATCGGCAGATAATCCTGATTCACTTGTTGGGGAAGGGTTAGATTTACTGATAATAGATGAAGCAGCTAAAGTAAGACCAAGAATTTGGGATATGTATTTATCTCCTACATTGTCAGATAGAAAAGGTAAAGGTATATTTATATCTACACCAGAAGGATTTAATTGGCTATATGATTTATATTTATTAGGTAAAAGTGATGAATTATGGGAATCACACCAAGCACCGTCTTGGGATAATCAATATGCTTTTCCTACAGGTAAAAAAGATCAGTTCCTTGTTGAAAGAAAAAGGAATATGTCTAAAGAACTTTATGATCAGGAGTATGGTGCACAGTTTACGAGTTTTGAAGGTAGGGTTTATCCATTTGATAGAAATCTTGATGTTGGGTATTACCCTTACAATCCTCGCCTTCCTGTTTTTTGCAGCATTGATTTTGGTTACCGTATGCCATCTGTGGGATGGTATCAAACCTACAGAATAAATGGTGAATGGCATATAAATATGATAGATGAGGTTGCACATAAAACAAATATTAAAACAGATGAGCTTGTAGATATTGTAAAGTCAAAACCTTATAGTGTGACTAGGTTTTATGGTGATCCAGCAGGACTACAAGCATCTAGCCAATCAGGTGTTGGAGATATAGAAGTTTTTAGAAGGAATGGTATAATAGTAAATTCTATAACAGATAAAGCATCAAGAAGTATATCGGCAGGTATTAACCATGTTAGAAGTTTTATAGAAAACGCTAACGGAGAGAGATACCTTCATTTAAATAATAACTGCATAGGTATGGCAGAAGATTTAGAAAGTTATAGGTATCCTGAAGCTATAGATGGCAAAGATTTAAAACCAGAACCATTAAAAGATGGTTATCACGATCATGGATGTGATCAATTAAGATATTTTTTTATAAATCACTTCCCAATTAGAAACAGAGAAATTAAAGTGAGGAAACGATAATGTACGAAGAAACAAATATAATAAAAGAAACTTTAAATAATTTAAAACTTTATAATCATAAAGAAAGAGAAAATTATGTAAATAAGTTACTTGACTATTATAGCGGTAACAATACAGAAAATTACATATCTAATAGATTTGATTTAGAAGCATTTAGAGAAGTCCCTGCATACCAGGCAAATATAACTAAAAAATTTATAAATAAAATGTCAAGAATCTACACAATAGGTGCAGATAGAAATGTTAATAAGAAATATAATGACCTCTCTGTTTTAAAAGATGCAAAAATGAAACATATAGAAAGAATGACAAGGTTAATTGGAACAATAGCAGTAAGAATAATGTTTATTGATGATCAAATGCCTCACTTTGATTATCAGCCAATTTATTATTTTCACGCTTTTTTTGGTGACGATCCTTTTAAACCTGTAGCTATATCTTACCCATTAATGCATTACACAGACGATGTAACTAATGATGATAAATTACAATATATTCATTGGAATGAATCAGAATATATGATATTTGATGAAAATGGAACTATTTTAGAGCAAAAAAAGCATGGTTATGATTGTTTACCTTTTGCTTTTACTCATAGAGAGCATCAATGTGATTCATTTTTTGTCGAGGGAGCAAACGACATTGTAAGTGCTAATGAGCATATAAATATTACAATGACAGAGATGCAACTTGGTTTAAGGTTTCAAATGTTTGGACAACCTGTTGTAAGTGGTGCTGATCTGGGAAATAGGCAAAGATTTGGTTCTGATGTTATATTAGAGCTTCCTTCTGATGCAAATTACGATATAAAGTCACCATCAGGCGATATTGATAAAGTTATTGAGAATGTTAAGTTTCAAATGGAGCTTGTAGCACAAAATAACCATTTATCTGTACAATTTGCTCAAGATGGTGGCGAAACACCAAGTGGAATAGCATTAAAAATTAAAGATTTAGAAAGTTTTGAAGATTATCAGGATGATTTGGCTTTATGGACACAATACGAGCACGAAATTTACCAAATTGAGAGGAAAATAGCAAGTACTTTTAATATTTCTATGCCTGAAGGTTTAAAACTTGATTTTAACGAACCTGAGTATCCAATGACGGTACCAGACCAAATAGCTCTTGATAATCACAGATTAAACTTAGGACTTGTAAATAAAGCCGAATTAATGGTAGAATATAATAAAGACTTGACTTTGGAAGAAGCAAATGCTAAATTAAGGGAGAATCAAGAATCTTTAGATGTAAAAACAGAAAAAAAACCTGTTGAAGCATTAGAACCACAGGAGCAAGAAGAAAATGAAAGTCAAGCTTAATATTTATTTATATTTCAATAAATTAATTAAACAATTAGAAAGAAAGGGAACAGGAAGCGTTTATAAGTTATTTCTTGATGAGCTTGTAAAATCATCTAAAGATTTTATAGAA